CATTGTAGTCATGATTGTCAAGATGGCAACAATTGTGGTTGTGAGGGATGTGACTGTGGCTCCGAGGATTCCTAGAAAAAAGGGTCAACCAGCAGGTTCTAAAAAACACAGCGATCTGTATACTGATGAAAACCCAAAAGGTACTATAAAAAAATTAGGATTTAAAACTGTAGCTACGGCACAAGCTAGTGTTCGTAAAATAAAAGCTTNAAGCCGATCTCATGCTCATAAAACTCAAGCAGCAATTGCTATGGAACAGAGGGCAAGAGTCATGGGTAAGGCCGGAGCTGCAGCCGTTTATAGAAAATTTATCAATGCGCAGAAAAAGATTACTGCGAAAAGGAGAAAAAAATGATTACTTGGATTAAAAACAGAATTAAAGAAATGACAACTTGGAATGGTTTTGCATTAATTGCTGTAGGTTGTGTAATTCTGCTTGCTGGAGCATTTGTTGAGTATGCTGCCTACGCTGCTATAGTATATGGTGCCTGGTCTGTATGGAAGAGTGAATAAATGGGTGAATATAACAATAAAATAATGGCTGAATTTAATCCACCACGTAAGTGGATTCTTGGTAGAGAACTATCTTATGCTACAGAAGGGTTAGATTCTGATGATGTAAATGCACTTATACAAATAGGTGTTAATATGACTAAAAAACAAATTGGACTTGAGTTGTGTGATCAGATTACAGTAAAAGCAGGCTTTGTTACAGATTTAGCGTCAGTTCCAAGAGCCATGTGGTGGTTAATTGCTCCTTTTGATGTAGCAAGAGCTGCTATTATACATGATTTATTATATAAAACAATCAGACAATATCGCTGGAATAATAAAGATTCAGAAGACGACAGCTTAGTTAAAAAAGCAAAAATTGCAGCTGATAAAGTATTCTTACTTGGAATGAAAGATGCCGAACCTAGAATACCAAAATGGAAAAGTTACCTGTCGTGGAAGGCAGTTGACTTATTCGGTAACGGCTCTATAATTCCAACCAAAGATAATATTTAATGGTATATAGAGCTAGATGCAATTGCCCTTCTTGTAATTATACATATGAAATATGGTTAGATCAAGGTAAGACTTGTTTTGATGATTTAGTAACTTGTGATAGGTGCAATACTTTATATGATCCTTTAGATTTTATTTCTCAGTTTTTAGAACTACGAACAAATGCTACAATCAGTTCTAAATTAATACACTCCAAAGTATAATTCAACTTGCTAACTCCTATATTTTTTGATATATTTAGTTATATTAATTAGTAGGAGATAAATATGGCAAGAGGTAAAAGAAAAAGTGGCGATACTTACACTTCAAAAGGTGAAAGACCTAATGTGTCTAGAAGTATAACAAAAGCTACTAGAAGAGTATATATAGCTACCCCAATGGCTAGACTTAATAATCAAATTAAAGCTTGGTTACAAAGTAAAAATGTTATGCTCACGATTCCAAATCCCAATAAAAAAGAAACTAATAAACCAATGATTAGAGTTCCAGCTATTGAAGTTTGGGGACGACCTAAATCTATGCAAGTCAAGATGAGGAGTTAATATGTCTTCTAAAAGATCGCAAGGAGCAAATGCTAATTACTCAGGTAAAGGTTTTGAACAAGATTGTAAAGGTTGGTTGGAGAGTCAAGGATATGAGGTATCAAAATATTCTTACGAGGCTCTTTGGAACAATCCAGACACAAAAAATTTAAATTCAACTGATGCTTGGTTAAAAGAGTACGGTATTCAGATAGAGTGTAAAAACCAAAATGGTCAAGGAACTGCAGATCAGAAATTTGGTACTGAATTATGGAATGCTCTTAAAAAAGTAGAGTGTAAGCACTATGCTATTGTTTACGGAGGGTCTTGGTGGGATAAAGGTAGAGGATTAGCTATCTACTATGCGGCTAAAGACATGGCTGAAGAACTTTCAGCATTATCAGACAAAAAACTTCATGTTTTTAAATTTGAAGAGTTCAAGGAGTGGTTATTTGAGCAGACAAAAACAAGGTGTGCGGCTTAACGCAACCGATTTTTATCCAACACCTAGTTGGTGTTACAAAAATTTAGAGATAGATTGGACTCAATTTACTTCTGCACTTGAACCGTGTAGAGGTGATGGTCGTATCTATGACTGGTTAAAAACACACATAAGTGACGTAGACTATTGTGAAATCAGAGAAGACCGTGACTTTTTAGAGTATAAAACAGAACGAGACTTAGTGTTTACTAATCCTCCATTTTCTCTAGCACAAGAGTTCATAGATCGGTCTGTTTCAATCTCTAACACTGTATTTATGTTGCTACGTATTAATTATTTAGGTTCTATCTCTCGTCATGAATGGTGGAAAGCTCAGCCTCCTGTGGCAATGTATGTGTTATCAAAACGACCATCATTTACAGGTAAAGGAACTGATGCTACAGACTATGCTTGGTTTGTTTGGGATAAAACTGAACGTATTACTCGAGGAATACATTTTGTATCTCCTCCCTCTAAAGAGCAAGCCACAGAAGACAATAAACTATGTGCAGAAGCACTAGCTACAATGGAGAATTAATATGCCTGAAGGTCCAGAATGCACTAGAACTGCAAAACAAGTTAATCGATATGTTAAAGGATTAACGCTAGTCAATGTTAATGTCATTTCGGGTAGATATACTAAAAAACTACCTGATGGTTTTGACGAGCTTATGAGTTTTTTACCCTTAAAAGTTAATGAAGTTACTGTTAAGGGTAAGTTTATTTACTGGTTATTAGATAAAGAAATTAGTATTTGGACTACTCTTGGCATGACTGGGAATTTCAAACTACAACCATCTAAACATACACGTTTAGCATACTATTTTGATGATGGGAGTGCTGTTTATTATAACGATCAACGAAACTTCGGTACTACAAAATTTTGTTTTAATAGTCACTCTTTACTTGCAAAACTTGATAAGATAGGGCCAGATATGTTAAATAACCCTTGCACACTTGAAGAGTTTAAACTCAGAGCGAGTAAAAAACCTAAATGGTCTGTTGTAAAATGGCTTATGGATCAAAGTCAAATCAGTGGTGTTGGAAATATTTATAAAAGTGAATCACTATTTTTAGCAGGAATATCTCCTTATAGAATAATGGAATCACTAACAACTAATGAATTGGAGAAATTATATAATGCAGTCTGCAAAATTTTACAATCAGCCTACCAAGATGGTGGAGCTACTATTCGTAACTACAGCGATTTATACGATAATCATGGGAAGTATACTGCTTTCCCATCTAATATAGAAAGCATACTTGAAGCTAGATGGGATAACAAAGTTATGTGCTACGGTAGAAAAGAGGACATATACGGCAATCCTATCCAAAAAGTAACACTTGACGATCAACGTACAACTTTTTGGAGTCCGATAGTACAAACTTAAATACTATTAATCTATGGGAATTGAATGAAAAATATACTAATTACTGGAGCTAGTAGAGGTATTGGCAAATTTTTTGCTGATGCTTATAGTGTTGATAATAATGTTATTGGCTTATCCTCAAAGGATATCGATTTTAAAAACGACTTTCAACCTCCTGTATTTTTAAAAGAGATGACATACGACACAGTTATACTAAACGCAGGTATTACTAATTCTTACTGGAAAACAACCACTGGAAAAGCTGATTGGGACTATGATGGCTATCAATGCTTTTAATCAAATTAGGTTTATACATGAGTTGTTACCTAACATAGTTGGTAAAGTTGCAATTATAAGTTCAAATAGCGGGTCTATTTATCACATTAAAAATGTAAGAAGTTATGATTTTGATGACTTAGGCTATAAATTTAGTAAACATGTATTAAATATGGCAGGAGTTTGGTTATCAAAAAAAGCCACTGTTCCAGTTGTTATTTTACACCCAGGGTCTATCCTTACGTATAGTCCTCCAATTAAGGGTAAGAAGTATAAAAGTGGAATTACAAACGTAGCTCAGATGATTGATTTAATTGAGAATCTTACTATGAAAGACACGGGAAAATTTGTAAGATATGACAAAAAACCGATGGAGTGGTAGTCACGTTATGTTTGACAATAACTTAATTTTATATTATTATAAGACATGAAAAAAATAATAAGAAAAACAAAATCAGACTTGGAGAGAGAGCATGCTGCCTTTTTGGCTAGAGTTGGGTACACCCCCAAAAAACGTAGATTGGTTAGCACAAAACCGTTGGTCAAACAAAGCACTTCGTATATTAGGCCTGGTAGTGGTGTGTCTTGTAGCAATACCGTTTGTGCTATAAGTTATAAGAATAAAAAAGTCGGTGTACAGAAATACACTGTTGCTCCTGCTTACAATAAAGGTGCATATCAGTTAATTACTAAAGAAAATGTAAAGGATATAGGAAAATGAAAGTTGGAGATCAATTATTAAAAGCTGCTTTAGCACAAGCTAAAGGAGAGTTAGAAGTTCACAAAGCAAATATACTAGTTTATCAAACAATGCCAGCAGGTATTGGTGAGCATGGTGATATAACTGAAGCTGTGATAGCGGAACTCGATAAAATGTCTGCTGCTAATGATAGAATAGAGATGTTAAATAAATATTTTGATGTGAAATGAAAATAGCAGAAAAAATTAAATTTAATAAATTCGCATATGATTACACAAATGCGATTGAAAATAAAATAAGGGATTATACTGATTTTAATACTTTTGCTCTAGCCTCTGCAAAATTTGACTGGAGTAAAAGAAGAACTAGATCA